TTGATACCACCAATCATTTGTTTTAATCATTGTTTTTAAATTACGTCTTGCCGGCGTACATGGTTGAACTAATTGTTCTCTAGAATCAAACACTTCAAACCCATTTGGTCCAATCCAACGAAGTCCGGATTGACACGCCCGTAAAACCAATCCAGTGGAACGTCCTTTACTTCCTCCTACTCGAGAGAAAGAAGGTGGTGCAAAGGAACTATTTTCATTATAATTATTCATTTATATTAAATATAGATAAATAATTATTTATTGGAACACCCACACGAACTGGTTTGGCCAGAAGACATTTTAGTAATTTTAAATACTTTATTGGTTCGTTGTTTAGGTGGTAAAATTGCGGAGGTTGTAACATTACCTACATATATATTTCGTCGCGAATTAATAAATGTCATTTTAAACATTGAAGATATATATAATATCTATATAATTAATAATGTTCAAATGTCCGAATTATCATATACTAACATTTAAAAGTATCTTTACAATTGTCATTTAAAGATATTGGAGTAAACTTGTAAGACATATTATTCATACCAGCACTATCATATACTGTTTGTGATTCTCTGGAACCTTGTCTATACCAAATTAATGGTGTTGGAGGTGTTTGTGTGATAGTAACTTTAGATTTAGTTAAAATTGCTCCCTTTTTTTTTGATAAATATCTATTATATGAACCATGTTTAACATCTACGCCTTCTCCGCCGGGCGTCATTGCTCCCGGACGATTTCCAGTAATAGTGGTTTTAGTAGAATTACCTCTAGAAGGAACATTGACACTGACACCAAACGCAGGGTTACGATTAATCGTTCCCGGAGCCTTCCATTCTCCGCTTCTGGAAGGAGTACTTCTATCGCTTTGATTTCTTAAATAATTAGGACTTCCCCAAACAGAACTACTCATGCTAGCAAAATCCGGCGGAGAACCTTTAAATGAGAGTATTCCTTGAGCAACGGTAACATCTTGAAGAGCATCTGTAAATTGAGATGCCGGCATTCTGGATTGGTTTTGAATGTTTCTTTCGATTGCTACATTGTCGAAACTAGAACAACCAATATTATTGCTACAATCAAATGATTGAATACACGTAGAACTAACCCGTGGTCCACATTTATAACATCCTGGATACATACAATCGCATAAATTAGTGATATTAGAGCTGTGCGACATTATATAATAAATAAAATATAATAATTGTAATAGAATATAAATAAGTTAAATTATAAATGAGTTAAATAAATAGAATATGACAATAGGATGAATGCCTATAAAAATTACCTACTGAACAATAATTCTAAAAATATTTGTTTATAAAATCTTGATATGTTATAATAGGTATATCTAGTTTTTTCGCTTCTTCCGTTTTTCCAGTATTGATATTAATATCGTCTTTAACTATTAGGGCAAATGTATTTTTATTAATAGTAGAAGTATTATCCGCACCAAGATCTTTAAACTTTTGAATAAGTTCTTTATTTCTAAAACCAGTAATTACAATTTTTTTATCATATAATGGGTTAGTGATATCAATGTAAGTAGATACGGTTTGATAGTTCGTCAATTTATCATCTAATTTAGCTTCTTTCATAAAAGTTATAAAGTCGGGAATATGTTTGACAAACTTTTCAGCAGTTTTTTTAGCAATGCCTTCTATTGTAATTAATTTTGCGATTTTTTGTTCATCAGTTTCTTTTGTAATTAATATATCGGGATACATATGTAAATAGGATTCAAACCTTTTATCGCCAAATCCTCTACCAAAACAATTTGAAGCAGTTAATAGTTGGTATAGGGTTGCGTCTTTTAATTTATCACGAATTCCATTATATAATTTTTCAGTAATTTTGGTTTTAAATCCAGGTACTTTGATAAAATCGTCTTTGGACATTGCCAGTATTTTTGGAACGGTATCAAACCCCGAATCTATAATTTTTTTAATATTGCCAAATCCTAATCCATCAACTTCAATAGTTTTAAAGAACGCAGCAATATTTTTTTGTTTTACGGTTTCATTATTTTTATCAATTAATATAATATTTGTGTGTGTTGAATCCCATTCATATTCTTGGATTGGCATTAATGGGTTGTCTGCTGGTATAACTGTTTTAATAATATGCGGAATTACATCACCACTTCGAATAATACAAATTAGTGCTCCAACGCCAATTTTATTTTCTTGAATAAACTTTGCGTTAAATCCGGTGGCATATTCAATTTTTACCCCACCGAGACGAATTGGTTCAATCTGAACTCTTGGTATAATATATCCATATTTACTTGGTGTCCAAATAATATCAACAACTTTAACCTCGGCGACCTGTTCTGTAATTACCATTTTAAACGCAAAAGCATATTCTGGATTACTTTTTGGGCGAGAGTAAATATTATCATTAACCACAATAATTCCATCAATTTCATATTGATAAGTTTCACGCCAGTCTAAAAGCAGTTTTGATAAAGTTTCATTTGATATTTTATCGAAATCGTGATATTTTACAGTTTGTGGTGTATTCGGTAAAATCCATAATGTATTTAAAAAGTTCATTTGTTCGGATGGTTTTAGTTCAGGTTGAATTACTTCGTATGGTACAAAATCTAAATCTTTAATAATATTAGCGTCAATCGTTTTACGATTAACAATACCTGCGACAAAGTTTCTGGAATTGGCAAACGTTTTAGAATTGCCAAAACTTACAGCATATTTTTCGGCAAATAATTTTTTAGAAATAATTATTTCTCCTCTAATAACTATGGAACCTTTTAAGTTCTCTCTAATCAGATATGGGATCAATGGACTAATGTCTTGTCCATATATACCATTGCCTCGCGTATATAATTTTGGCTCTTCGCCATCTTTACAAACATATAGAGCGCTTATTCCATCTAATTTCGCAGACACAATATATCTTCCAGTATATTTTTTACACCATTTTGAAATAACTTCCGTATTTGGTTTGTTTTTATCCATCGACCACATTTCATAAGGCAATTTTACTTTGGTTTTAATGTTTTCAATTATACATTTTGTATGCCCGGCTTTTGCTTCTTGATTCTCCGGAAACTTTTCTAATATATATTCACGAATAATATCATATGTGCAATCAGTTAGAACGGGTTGGTCATCGTCATAATATTTTGTATTTGCAAATGTAATTATATCTGTTAATTGATTTTCGGTCATTGTTTTTAATATTGAAATACCTTGTTCTTTAAAAAGATTCACTAATTCTGTAAGATTCGGAAATATGGTTGTCGGTTTTTTCAATGTTTTATTTTTTATAGTTTTTTCTTTTTTCAAGTTTAGTGGAGAGTCGTCTCTTTTGGTCGGTTCTTCCAGAATGTCTTCTGGTATAGATTGTTTGAAACTGGTAAGAGCTCTACTATCAATTCTATCTTCTGGTTTAACATATACAAATCCTAAAAAATTAAGAATAGATTCTTCGGTCGGAAAATATTTGTCTATTTTATTACCTTTAATACCCTTATTCATATATGATATACCGTGTTCATTTAGTGTATACCCAAGTTCAACTGCTTTTTGACGTACTATTGTATTAAATAATTTACTCCCAGTAAAATAGAATAACGCGAACGCATATTCATTTGGAGGAGTATATAGGAAATCAACTCTACGAGCCAGACCATCTTTTTTAATTTGTGCTAAGGTAAGACTTTTTGTTTTACCTCTAGACAAAACTTCTATAATAATTTTATTATTAATTAAAACATCCAGGACTATATCAAATGTTTCTTTATTATTATTTTTATTAGTAATAATAATATCGATATCACCAGAAGTTTTGGCTCCTCGGCGAAAACTTCCTACGATTTCAAAATCAGAAGTTTTTGGAGCACAATTATCAAATAATACTTTAAATAGTTCTCTAAACTCTATAATTTCTTGGTGTTGGATTCTTTTTTGAATATCTTCATAATATTTAAGACCTAGTTTTTGTTTTTCATTTAATAGAGCCAGTCCGGGTTCTTGTTTTAATTGTTCAATAGTTGTTATACCCAACCCGACTAATTCTTTTGCTTTTATTGGACCGATGCCAAATATACCAGCTAGTATATTGGCGGGATCATTTCTTTCTTGTTCCAGAACACTAATATTTCCGGTATTAATATATTCTTCTAATTTTGTTAAAATAGTAGTGCCAATACCAGTAATATTTTTTAACTGCGCTATATCATAAATATCATTATTATATTGAATAATACTTTCTTCTGCTTTCTTATAAGCGCGAGACCGAAATGGTTCTCCTTTTTTCATCATTAATTTTGATAATTCATCAAGCAATTCTATAAAATCTTCATTAAACCTTTTAAAATTGGTCATAGACATTTCTGTATATTTGAATTAAATAAAATTATTCAATTTTATGCGCTATATTAATATTTTATTAAGTTTAAAACTATGGAATATCTAGGTCATTTAATAAATAATTGTTGCTATCGGGTAACTTAATCTCATCATTGAAAAAAGTTTGTTTCCATTGACCACTAAATAGATTATCTAGATAATCTATATATATTATATTATTAATTTTAATTTTAGTTGGTTTTGGCATCGGGACAATATTATCCATATTATCCATATTATCCATATTATCCATATTATCCATATTATCCATATTATCTAATTATATTAAAATCAAAAAAAATTATAAATATAAATATAAATATAAATATAAATATAAATATAAATATAAATATAAATACGTGGCATGTTAGAACCAATATTTATTATATCACAGGTAATAAGAAGATGTCCATTTTCAAAAAAAATGATAAAACCAAAAAATATGTTATGTGTTTTTAATAAATATCAATATAATAATTTTGTTTTTCAAATAGTAGAATTATTATTAAGTAGATTGCCCGAAGATATAATTCATATTATAATAAAATTAACTAATTATATAAAATTGTTAAATAAAACCGGTTTAGAAAAAATTGTAAATTGGACACCAGAGAATCATATCTATTTGTGCTCAGATACATTTGTATCAAGACATAACAATTTATTATTATTAGATAATAGTGATTCTGACTCTGATATATAATTCGAAATGGACTTCTCGATGGGAGTTTTATTTATTATAGAAATTGATGAGTAACTGGAAAACCATGCGTCACTTATCTGACCACAACAACTAGAATTTTGTATAATTATTTTGTTATGTTCATTATTACTTTTAATATTTTGCTGTGACATAGTATTATATATTATTATTTTATGAAATTAACTTTAAATCTAGTTAGGAAATTAGATAAAAATAGGATGAAATAATACTTTAATAAAATCAATATATAATGAATATTTATAAAATATGCGTTTGATAAAAACAATAATTACACCATTGCGGAATAATTTTGATAAAACAATAAAAATATATTTTTTATCTGAATAATATATATATGACACTTACCAAATATCATAAATATAAGAGATTTAGACAAATGAGGAATAAATCCCGGCGGGGAGGACTTTCAGGAGACGTTAGTATCACATTAGACAATTTAGATGAGCATGAACAGCTCTTATTGAGTAATATACTGGAGAGAATAATCGTGGATAAATATCCTCATGCAAATCT